ACACTAACCCGGGACAAGACCGTGGCCAAGAAGAAAAGCAAAGTAGTCAAACTAAAGCCGACTGACGAGCATCCTGTCCCCTATGACACTAGCCCGGACGGTGTAACCAACTTTGACGAAGAACTGGCCGTGGCAGCTAACACAGTAACTCTGCTAGAAGAACTCGGCGCGCCCATCGAGGTAGATGCTAGGACGCTAGAGCAAGAGAAAAAGCTCATAGACAAAGTCATAAAAGAAAAAGACACCAAGCCCCTAGCCAATATTAATACATCGCACGGTATCGCGTCGTTTCTGCGGACCTACGGGCAGAACCTAGCATTAGACGTAACTGTGGTAAGAGCGGCGCTTACGAATAAGCTTATTGACTTAGCTGACTGTGGCGATGTCAGATATGAGCTAAAAGCAATCGAGATGCTGGGTAAACACTCGGACATCGGCCTATTCACTGAACGCAGCGAAGTCACCATCAACTACAACTCACCCGAAGCGCTGGAGACCGCGATCAAGGAGCGAGTCAAACGCCTACTGAACGCTGAAGTGTCGGAAACGTCGCTTTTTGATACTGACCTAGACGAGGAGTTTGGGGTGTACCGCCGCGAAAAGCCGGTAGATGCGGAGTTTGAAGAAGTGGCCTCCGAAGAAGAGGACACAGAGAAGTAACATGGTTGCGAAAACTAAAAAAGTTGCCAGCCGAAAAGGTCGCCCGAACAAAAAGCTAATAGGCGAAATTGATCTTAAAGACATCCCGCAGATATTACATAAACTACCCCCGGCAGAACAGCAGCTATTACTTGCCGAGCTTGAAAAGCTAGAAGAACTGAAGGCTAAGCAACTTGCTGAGACCAAGTTTATAAAGTTTGTCGAGAAAGTATGGCCTACGTTTATAGCTGGTAGGCATCACGCTAAGATGGCAGATGCGTTCGAGAGGGTGGCTAAAGGTGAGCTTAAACGGCTTATCGTCAACATGCCCCCACGTCATACCAAGTCGGAGTTCGCGTCTTATCTTCTGCCCGCGTGGTTCTTGGGGAAATACCCGCATAAGAAAGTAATCCAGTGTTCCCATACAGCCGAACTTGCTGTAGGATTTGGGCGTAAGGTGAGAAACCTCGTTGATAGCGAGGCGTACCACAAAATCTTCGACGGTTTGCAGTTGTCTTCGGACAGTAAAGCTGCGGGTCGTTGGAATACATCGAAAGGGGGTGATTACTTCGCCATCGGTGTAGGAGGTGCGGTTACCGGTAAAGGTGCCGATCTTCTGATTATTGACGACCCTCATTCTGAACAGGAAGCAGCACTAGCCGAAGTAAACCCCGACATCTACGATAAGACTTACGAGTGGTATACGTCTGGCCCTCGTCAGCGTCTCCAGCCGGGTGGCGCGATTATTGTGGTTATGACACGCTGGTCTAAGCGTGACCTCACAGGCGAAATCCTAAAAGCAGCAGCGCAACGCGAGGGTGATGAGTGGGAAGTCATCGAGTTCCCAGCAATTTTACCTAGCGGTAATCCTCTGTGGCCAGAGTTCTGGTCGATGGAGGAACTTGGCGCGCTACGCAACGAACTGCCCAATTCCAAGTGGATGGCGCAGTATCAGCAAAACCCGACATCAGAAAGCGCCGCCATAGTAAAACGTGAGTGGTGGCAGGAGTGGGAGAAAGAATCGCCCCCCTACTGTGACTTTATTCTACAGTCTTGGGACACTGCGTTCGAGAAGACTCAGCGCGCCGACTACTCTGCCTGTACGACGTGGGGCGTGTTTTATACACCCGATGATGCGGGGATTACCCAAGCAAATATTATTTTACTTAATGCGTTTCGTGATAGGATGGAGTTCCCAGAACTAAAACGGGTTGCGGTAGACGAGTATAAAGAATGGGAGCCAGACAGCGTCATAATCGAGAAAAAGGCTTCAGGTGCGCCTTTGATCTACGAGATGCGGGCTATGGGGATTCCCGTCCAAGAATTTACACCGACACGGGGGAACGACAAGATTTCCCGATTGAACGCTGTGAGCGACCTTTTTGCGTCTGGACGGGTATGGGCACCTGCTACTCGATGGGCAGAAGAGGTAATCGATGAAGTAGCAGAGTTTCCTGCGGGGGCACACGACGACTACGTGGATAGTGTATCTATGGCGATGCATAGATTCAGACGAGGGGGTTACGTTGGTACAGCGCTGGACGAGCCGGAAGAAGCAGCAGTCTTCCGATCCCAAAGACAAGCGGGATACTACTAAAGATGTTGTTAAAAATCAAAAACTTACGGGGCGACAACGCTACGCTAGGTCAAAAAAGAACTACGAAGCGCAAAAACGCTGGAGAAAAAATAACCCCGAAATGGCTTGGGCTATTGCCGCCGTTTATAGTGCGAAGGTCAGAGCAAAGAAAAGAAACATACCATGCGACATTACTACGGCATACGTGGTTTCCATAATGCCCACTAAATGCCCTGTATTTGGTACCAAGTTTAAGTTCAAAGGTAATAAGTTTATTAGGCCAGAAAGTCCGTGTATAGACCGCAAAATACCCAAAAAAGGCTATACAATGGGTAACATTGCGATAATTTCGAACCGGGCGAACCTAATTAAGGGTGCCAATAGTGCAAACGCTGTGTATATGGTGTATAAGTGGATGAAGAAGATAGGACTTAAGTGATGAAAATCGATAATCCATTCAAAGTAGGTAAAACTCAGTGGGCAAAATGGCGTGATGCCGCCCGCGCTATGTTCAATCGCTCTATGCAAGAAGGTATGGGATTCTCTGCGTCGTTTGAGGCAGCCCAAGAAACCAACGAGTACTGCATTAAGAACAATATTCGCGTTGGTTTGGGACCGCTGACTAAAGAAAAGCCCGCTGAGCCGGTAGAAGCGGAAGAAAAACCAGCTAAACCAGCCAAAAAAGCTCCTGCTAAGCGTCGTCAGACCAAAAAGGACTAACCATGGATATCGACAAGGCTCTCAATCAAGCTCCTATGGGGCTAGACATGGAAGAAATGGGTCTGATGGACGACGAACCGGCCATCGAGATCGAGATTGAGGACCCTGAGTCGGTTAGCGTGACTCTGGCAGGGCTTGAACTGGCCTTTGAAAACCAAGAAACAGACGAATTTGACAACAACCTTGCGGATGAGCTTGACGGCGAAACGTTGCAGGAGCTTGCTAGCGAGCTTATTGGCGACTACGAGGACGATCTGGACTCTCGTAAGGACTGGATGCAGACTTACGTAGACGGTCTGGAGCTTCTTGGCCTTAAGGTAGAAGATCGTAGCGAACCTTGGCCCGGCGCATGCGGTGTATACCACCCACTGCTGTCTGAAGCCCTCGTCAAGTTCCAAGCGGAGACTATGATGGAAACTTTCCCGGCTCAAGGGCCGGTGAAGACCAAGATTATTGGTAAAGAGACCAAAGAAAAGAAAAAAGCCGCTGAGCGCGTACGCAACAACATGAACTATGAGCTTACTGAGCGCATGGTTGAGTACCGACCCGAGCATGAGCGCATGCTTTGGGGTCTAGGGCTGGCAGGTAACGCGTTCAAGAAGGTTTATTACGACCCGGCGGAAGATCGTCCAACGGCTATGTATGTACCAGCAGAGGACGTTGTAGTCCCATATGGCGCATCTAACCTAGAAACTGCCGAGCGCGTCACCCACGTGATGCGTAAAACCGAAAACGAAATGAAGCGCCTCCAGCGCTCAGGTTTTTACCGTGATGTGGACCTGCCGGAACCCACCGACACCATGGATGATGTCGAGCAGGCCATTGCGGAGAAGATGGGGTTCCGCGCCACATCGGACGACCGCTACAAGCTCCTAGAGATGCATGTCGATCTGGTTATTGAAGACGACAAGTACAGGGAGAAAGAAGATGGCGACGTTGGACTACCATATATCGTCACTGTGGACAAAGCTAGCGAAACGGTCCTCTCAATTCGCCGCAACTGGAATGAGAACGATAAGCAAAAGCGTAAGCGCAACCACTTCGTACATTATTCGTATGTGCCGGGCTTCGGTTTCTATGCTTTTGGACTTATCCATCTTGTTGGTGCTTTTGCTAAGTCCGGTACTTCTCTTATTCGTCAGCTTGTTGATGCTGGTACCCTTTCTAATCTACCGGGCGGCTTCAAAACTAAGGGTCTTAGAGTAAAAGGCGACGATACGCCTATCGGCCCGGCTGAATGGCGTGATGTAGACGTAGCTAGCGGCTCTATGCGTGATAATATCATGCCACTGCCGTATAAAGAGCCAAGCCAAGTGCTCTACAGCCTCCTTGGCACTATTGTAGAAGAAGGTCGCCGCTTCGCTGCCGCTGCTGACATGAAGATCAGCGATATGTCGGCACAAGCCCCCGTTGGGACCACGCTGGCTATTCTAGAGCGCACGCTCAAGATCATGTCTGCTGTGCAGGCACGCATCCACTATTCGATGAAGCAGGAGTTCAAACTCCTCAAGGTCCTGATCCGCGATTATACGTCACCTAGCTACGAGTATGAGCCTGTAGTGGGCGATGAGCGCGCAAAGCAGGCAGACTACGACACTGTAGAAGTAATCCCCGTAAGCGACCCCAACGCTGCTACGATGGCTCAGAAGATCGTCCAGTATCAGGCGGTCATCCAGTTGGCCCAAAGCGCGCCGCAGCTTTACGACCTGCCCTACCTGCATCGCCAGATGCTTGAGGTGCTGGGTATCAAGGAAGCGGAAAAGCTGGTCCCGCTTAAGGACGGCGAAGACATGGAGCCGCGTGATCCTGTGTCCGAGAACATGGACATACTTAACGGTAAGCCCGTCAAGGCGTTTATATACCAAGACCACGAGGCGCACATTAAGGTGCACACGTCCGCAATGCAGGACCCAAAAATCCAGCAGCTTATGCAGGCAAACCCGGGCGCGCCTGCAATGATGGCAGCAATGGCGGCTCACGTACAGGAGCATGTCGCGTTTGAGTATCGTCGCCAGATCGAAGAGGCCGCTGGGGTTCCTTATCCAGAACCCAACGCCGAGATGGACGAGCAAACCGAAGTCGAAATTTCACGTCTGGCTGCCGCAGCAGCAGAGAAATTACTAGGCAAAAACCAAGCCGAAGCGGCGCAAATGCAAGCACAGGCACAAGCACAAGACCCGATCCTGCAAATGAAACAGGCGGAGCTACAAATCAAACAGCAAGAAGCTCAGATCAAACAGCAGAAGATGCAAATAGATGCTGCCGCAGAAGCGGATCGTCTGGACATCGAACGCGAGCGCATTGCTGCACAAGAACGTATCGCCGGTCTTCAAGTCGGCGCGAGAGTATCCACAGACGAGGCTAAATTGGCTGCGAGCGAACGTATCGCCGGTCTTCAAGTCGGCGCAAAAGTAGCAACAGACAAGGCAAAATTGTCTGCACAAGAGCAAGAAGCAGGACTTCGTATTGGCGTAGATATCGCCCGCGAACAAATGCAGATGGCGAAAGAAGCGGAGCAACCCCCTGCTCCACAACCTAGGCAGCGAACTGAGGATGTAAATGAATGACGAAATTCTAATCTACATATCTGACAAGATAAAAGAAGAACTTAGGGTCATCGAAGAAGACATGGTCATGGGAAATGCCAAGGACTTCGGTGCCTATAAGTATGCCTGCGGTATTTATCGTGGGCTTCTCGTAGCAAACGGGATCGTAGCCGATCTCGCAAGTAAAATGGACAATGATGATGACTGACGTAGAGGACAAGACTCTGCCAAAAATGCCAAAGGTGCTGGCGGCAGACCCCGAACGGAAAGCCAAGCAGCTACCTGATCCTTCAGGCTATCGCATACTATGTGCTATTCCGGAAATCGAAGAAAAGACCGAAGGCGGAATTATCAAGGCTGATATTACCCTTCACCACGAAGAACTCCTGACCACGACCTTGTTTGTACTGAAGCTAGGCCCGGACGCTTACTCAGACAAAACTAGGTTCCCTAGCGGCCCATGGTGCAAAGAGGGTGACTTTATCCTCGTGCGCCCGCACGCTGGTACCCGTGTGAAAATACATGGGCAGGAGTTCCGCGTAATTAACGACGATTCTGTTGAAGCCGTAGTGGAAGACCCACGCGGTATTACCCGAGCATAGGAGGCTATGATGGCTGAAGAAGAACACATGGAAGAATTCAAGATCGAAGAAGAGCAAGAGCAAGAGCAAGAGCAGGAAGCTC